CCGGCGGCGGCGCCATTGATGCGACCCCAGGTGGCGTCCTGCGCGGGCCAGGCACTGGCACGAGCGACAGCATTGCGGCGATCACGACGACGGGAAAGCCGCTGCTCGTGAGCAGCGGGGAGTACGTCGTGCGGGCAGCGGTCGTCAACCGGCCGGGGATGCTCGCCCTGTTGCACGACTTGAACGCCGGGATCATCGCCTCGCGCGCCGAGCTGCGCCGGCCGCCCCGCTATGCCTCTGGCGGCGTCATCGAGGCGGCGAGTGCTGCCGGCATCGGCGCCAGTACGCCGGCCGCCAAGCAGGCGGGCTTCGCCGGCGTCGTCGGGCTCGAGCCTGGGCTGGTGATGAAGCACCTCGAGACCGAGGACTTCGACCGGTTCCTGGTCCGCAAGCTGCAGCGCAACTCGCGTGCGCTGAAATCCATCGTGGGGGGCTAGATGGCGGTCCTATTCGGCACGGCGAGCGATCACGACGACCTGTTCGAGACGCTGCGCACGTTCCTGACGACGGGACTCGGGACCGGCGTCAACTGGACCGAGCTCGACTACGACACCGGGGCTCGCTCGGTGTTGTTCGAGGCACCGGGACTCGGCGGCATCGACGAGATCCACGTCGGGCTGAGCCTCTATGCGGACGAGGATGTCGACACGTTCGGCTTCTACGGCTGGATGTTCCGCGCCTACGACGCCGGTCTCGCGCACACGGCGCAGCCGGGGACCTCCTCTACCCGGTTCCACCCGACGTGGGACACCTCGATCCCATTCTGGTTCTACGCCAACGGGCAACGGGTCATCGTCGTCACGAAGATCTCGACGGTGTACACCGCGAGCTACCTCGGAAAGTTCCTGCAGTACGGGACGCCAGGCGAGTACGGTCAGCCGTACTACCTCGGGATGCCATACAGCGCGGCGGTGCGCTTTTCCGCCACGACGCACAACTTCCGCAACTTCTGGGATCCTGGCGTTGGGGCCCAGATCCTGTTGCCGTCCGGATCGTGGCAGGCAGTCGCGAACTTTTTCGACAACAGCGGCACGCTGAGCGATTCGACGTCGCTCAATATCCACCCCTACCAGGACCAGAACGGCACCGACGAGCCGCGCGATCGGTTTCGCGAGCTGCGCGACAACGTCGATGGATCCTATACGCGGTTCCCGCTGATTCTCACTGGGTCATCACCCAACGACGACACTTACGGCGAGCTCGATGGTGCGTTCGCCTTGAGCGGTTTCTCTACCGCGAGCGAGGATGAAATCACGATCGGGAGCGCGACCTATCAGGTCTTCCAGGACTGCTTTCGCACGTCACGCTACAACTACGCGATGGTCCTCGAGGAATAGGCGAGCATGACGTACCAAACCGGGACCGCGAGCGACCCTTCGGATCTGCTCGGCGACCTCGCTACCTTCGCTGCCGCAAACGGCTGGACGGTCAACACGCCGGCGAGCGGTCGCGTGTTCATCAATGGAGCCGTGCTCGTGGGCGTCAATGGCGATGCGGACTCCCTCGATGGTCGTGCGGCCGTCACGTACAACGCAGGCGCGGCCTGGAATGCGCAGACGGATGCCGCGTCCGTCTCGCACGTCTGCAACATCGGCGCCGGGCCGTACACCGCCTATCACTTCTATGCCGAGATGGAAGAAAGCAAGCCATTGCTGGCCGCGGTGGTCGAAGTGTCAGCCGGTGTTTACCGGCATTTCATCATCTCCGACCTCATCAAGTATGGCAGCTATACGGGTGGGGCCTATACCGACTCCGTCTACCACGACACGACGTCCGACGATACCAACAACACTGCCAGCAGTAATCATCGCTATATCTGCGATACGGGGACGAATCGCAGCGACCGAGGGCATTTCCGTTGCGATGTCGACGGTGTGTCGCCGAACTGGGCACATGTGTATAGCGCGGACAGTCACATAGCGACGGTACTTGGTACTGGCGTATCGCGATTCAACGGCAAATGGCGCGGGCAGACATCGGTCGGCTACCAGCGGTGGAACCTTCGCACGCCGCTCTGGCCGCTCGAGTTGTTCGTCAATCGCTCCGACAGCCTGCGCTCGCCGGTCGGCCGGGTGCCCGCGATGCGCTATCTGTCGCTGCGTAACTTCACGCCTGGGGAAATGCTCTCCATCGGTGGGGACGACTGGCAGTTGTGGCCGGTGGTCGCGCGCACCGACACGAGCGGAGCGAATCCCTCGAGCACACCCTCGAGCAGCCATTACGGTTACGCCTACCTGCGGACCTGATTCATGGCGACCTTTGCCGGTTATGAGGCCGATGGTTCCATCAGCACCAGCGAGCCGACGAATCCGGACCTGGGCTCCCGCGACACGATCGGTGACCCGCAATTGTGGCTGGTCGATGCTGCCGACGATGGCGTGCACAACGATACGCAGCCCGTCCCCGAGCCGCAAAATCCTCAGACCGGCGTCATCGCCGATGCCTACGGCTGGCTGCACTGGTACAACAAGATCCACGTCACGCCGATGACGATCGCGCTCGGCAATCTCGTATCGACCCAGGTGCGGGAGGTGTCGATCTTCTCGACCTATTTCGTCGATCGGCTGTTGAACGACGTCACGCTCGCCAATGGCGAGGGCCTGTCGCTCACCGAGCCTGTTGCCACGCCGTACACGCTGCGGCCGTGGGAGGAACTGATATACGAGCTCTCGATCTCGACGGAAGGTCCGCCGACGATCGATGCGGACCTCACCTTCGACACCGACGTCCGCGACATCACGGTCGATATTACCGGCGTCCGGATCGTCGTGTGGCGCGCGGCGCCGAACTGGATCGACCCGGTACTCGAGTCCCTGTCGTGGCTGACGGACGTACAGCGCGTGGAGTCCGGTGAGGAGCAGCGCATTGCACTGCGCGCCGGTCCTAGGCAGACATGGCGCTTCACCTTCGACGTCGACGGTCGGCTGCGCCGCCAGGTCGAACACGAGCTCTATTCCTGGGGCGCCCGCATCTGGGCATTGCCGATATTCGTCGACGGCGAGCCGCTGACGGCACCGCTGTTAGCCGGCGCGATCTCTATCCCCGTCACGACGGCAACCCGTGACTATCACGTCGGCGGCATCGGCATCCTGCTATCTCAGGACGGCCTGACCTACGAGTCCTTTGAGATCGAGGCCGTCAACGCCACCACGATTGACATCGCGCGACCGCTGCTCTTCGACTGGGGCTACGGGACGACGGTTTACCCAGCGCGCCAGGCACGATTGCAAAGCGCGCAGGGACTGACCCGGTTCACCACGGGTCACGCGACCGGGGCAGCCAGCTTCGAGACCATCGAGCAGATCGAACGTGACACCGACGCTGAACCGCTCTACCGCGGGCAGCCGATCCTCGAGCAGTTGCCAAACTGGCGCGAGCATCCGGGCGCGGACTTCCGCCGCCAGGTCGAGATCCTCGACAACCTGACCGGGACCGTGTTGCTGCAGGACCGCTCCAATCTGTCCGAGCCGGTGCACTCATTCCTCTGGTCGGCCTTCGGCCGCGCCGAAGTCGGCGAGCAACGCAATTTCCTCTATTCCCGCCGCGGCCGCTTCAAGGGCATCTGGGTGCCGACGTTTTCCTCCGATCTGCGGCTCGTGGCTCAGATCGGGCCAGCGGAAGTGAACATCGACGTCGAGGCCTGCGGCCTGACGCAATTCGTCGGGGCCGACGTCCACCGCAAGGACATCCGCATCGAGCTCATCGACGGGACGGTTTATTACCGGCGCGTGAGCGTGTTCGTCGTCGTGGACGAATCGACGGAGCGCATGACCATCAGCTCCGCACTCGGGACGACGGTCGATCCGGAGGAGGTCGCGCTCATCTCGTGGATGATGTTCGCCAGGCTCGACGCCGATGAGGTCGACATCGAATGGCCCACTGCAGGCCTGGCGGAAACGACGCTAACCCTCACCGGACCCCGCAATGAGCGTTGACAGCTACGAGCGCAGCGAACAGGACGCGCAACCGATCGAGCTCTATGAGTTCACATCTGGCGTGACGGTCTACCAGTTCACGTCGCACTACTCGGACTTTCTCTATGCCGGAACCGAACTGTTCGCCGCGGCGAGCTTGAAGCGCACGGAGATCGAGGACTCCGGGGATCTGGCCCGCTCGCCGGTCGACATCGAGTGCGCCCGCGATTTCGCGATCATGAATCTGTTCCGGCCGGTGCCTCAGTCAGACGTCGTGCGGCTGGTCATCTACCGCATTTTCTCGGGCGATACCGAACGGGCCATGCTGTGGAGCGGTCGCGTCGTCGATTCAGCCTCCGAGGGCTCGCTGCGCGGCAAGCTCCACTGCGAGCCGACGCTCACCGGCTTCCGGCGCCTCGGTCTCACGCGATCCTACGGGCGCGCCTGTCCACACGTCCTCTATTCCTCGGGCCTGCGCAAATGCAACGCCGTGAAGCTCAGCTTCTCTGCGACTGCGAATCTCTCATCCGTTGACGACGCCGTGATTCAGTCGGCGACCTTCGCCCTGCAGCCGGACGGCTACTACGCGGGTGGCGACTTCGAATGGCAGGCCGAAGGCGGCCGGCTCGAGTACCGCGGCATCCGCCGGCACGAGGGCAATGAGATCGAGCTGACGCATGGGATTCCTGACCTGGTCGCCGGCGAGGACGTGATCGTCGCCGCCGGCTGCGCGCACGACCTCGAGACGTGCGATAGCAAGTTCGCCAACTCGGCCAACTACGGTGGCTTCCCGAACATTCCGCGCAAAAACCCCTTCGGCGGCGGGAGCGTTTTCTAATGGTCTGGCCGGCGTGGGTAGTCCAGGCGCTGTGGATGGTCGCCGCGACGATCATTTCGATCGCCCTTGCCCCGCGGCCGCCGCGGCCGAAGTCTGCGGCGCTCGAAGACTTCCAGGTCCCGACGGCCGAGGAAGGCCGCGCGATTCCGGTCGTTTTCGGGACGATCCGCATCACCGGGCCGAACGTCATTTGGTACGGCGACCTGAGCAAGGTTCCGATCACGCAGAGCTCGCTTTTTTCGTCTACCACCATCGGCTACCGCTACAACATTGGTCTGCACTTCGCCCTGTGTTTTGGCCCGGTCGATGCATTCCTGCAGTGGGACTGGGACGATAAGGCCGCGTGGACTGGCAACGCCACCTCGAGCGGCCTGCAGGCCATCGACGAGCCGCGGCTTTTCGGCGGCAAGAAATCGGAAGGCGGGGTGCAGGGCACGTTCTGGGTCCGCATGGGCGAGGACACGCAGCCCGTAGATCCTTACCTGCTCGCGAATCTAGGTGCCCCGCTGCCGGCCTACCGGGGGCTGCTGTCGATCGTCTGGCACGGCGGCTACATCGGCCGGTCACAGTACATCAAGCCTGTCGCGTTTGTCGTACGCCGCACGGCCGCCGGCTGGCAGGGCGACACCTGGTATCCGGCCGCCGTGACCGTCGACGGCGGGATGAATCCGGCACACATCATCTACGAGGTGCTGACCAATTCCGACTTCGGCTACGGTGAACCGACGACCTCAATCAACGAGGCGAGCTTCACTGCGGCGGCGGACACGTTCGTCGAGGAAAACTTCGGGCTCAATTTCCAGTGGGTCCACCCGGAAAAGATCGAGGAGTTTCTCGGTGAGGTCTGCTCGCACGCCGGAATGGTGCTCGGGCAAGACCCGACGACGGGCAAGTACACGCTCACGCTGTTGCGCGACAACTACGAGGCCGACGACCTCGAGCTGATCGACGAATCCTCCGTCATAGAGCTCATTCGCTATGCACGGCAGGGGTTCGGCGAAGTGGTCAACGAGCTGTCGGTCTCCTACACCGATCCGGACTCCTACAAGTCGACGATCATCACGGTCCAGGATCTCGGCAGCATCCGCGCGCAGGGCGGGGTCGTCTCGCAGCAGGTTGATTTCTCAGGCATCCGCAATCACGACGTCGCCAAGGCTGTGGCGGCGCGCGAGCTCGCGATGCGCTCGACCTCACTCGGTCGCGGCACGATCCGGTGCAGCCGGCGTGCCTGGGCGCTGCAGCAGGGCGACGTGTTCCGGTTCACCTGGGAGAAGGAAGGCATCTCGGAGTCCGTGCACCGGGTCATGGCGATCCGCAAGGGCACGCTTGAGGATGGTTCGATCGAGATCGACATCGCGCAGGACGTCTTCGGCCTGTCGGTTTCCTCGTACACGACGCCGATCCCGGTCGATGCAGAACCAACGCGCCCGCCGGAGCCCGACGACGAGACGAGCTCGAGCGGCACGGTCGAGTCAACCACGACGACGACGCCTCCTGGCTCGCCGGCGGACGGTGATACCTACTATGTCCCGACGGGCGCCACGGGCGCATGGTCGGGCCACGATGGTGAAGTCGCGGTCTGGGACGAGGATGAGGGCGCGTGGCAGTTCGTCGACGTCGGTGCCGGCACGCTGATCTACGACACGGGCTCCGCGACCTGGGTCGTGCTGAACGCGGACGGCACGACGAGTGCGGCGCCGTGGGAGGCAGACGGGATCTCGCTCGCTGGTAAGTGGCGCTTCGACACGAGCACGACAGCGGCTGACCCTGGAACTGGCGATGTGCGCTTCAACAGCGCCACGCCGGCGGCCGTCACGGCACTCTACCTGAGCCAGACGTCGCGACCTGGCACGGACTACGGGCACGTCCTCGAGCTGCTCGCCAGTGGGTCGCAGCTCGTCGTTCAGGACCGCACGGACGCGGCGAAATACATCCGGGCGACACTATCCGGCACACCCACCGACAACGGCGCCTGGTGGACGCTGCCAGTCGCCATCAACGCGAGCGGGACACTGCCCGCAGCCAATGTCGAGCTCGCGGTCGTGTTCGCGACGGGGGGCGGCAGCAGCGGAGTCACGGACCACGGCGCACTCACCGGCCTTGCCGATGACGATCATACCCAGTACCACACCGACGCGCGTGGTGACGCGCGCTACTACACCAAGACGGCGCAGGACGCGACCGACGCCGCGCAGGACGCGACGCTTGCGGCGCACCTTGCTGACCCCGTGGACGCGCACGATGCGAGCGCCATCAGCTACGACAACACCGATTCGGGGCTCGTCGCGGATGATGTCAAGGAGGCCATCGACGAGCTCGCGGCGAACGGCGGCGGGCCATCGATCCACGGTCAGTGGCGATTTGATCCGTCGACGACATCGAGCGATCCCGGCAGCGGTGACCTGCGGTTCAATTCCGCGACACCCGCGAGCGTCACGGAAATTTACATTCACGAATTGAATCGCGCGGGTTCCGACTGCTCGCGCGTCTTCGCGTTCCTCGAAGCCGGGACGCAGATGCTGTTCCAGCAGCGTCTCGATGCCACGCGATTCATCCGGGTCGAGCTGAGCGCCGCACCGACGGATAACGGCGCGTGGTGGACGTTGCCGGTCACCGTCATCTCGAGCGGCCTCCTGCCGCAGACCAATACCGACGTCAGCGTGGTGCTCTTCATCGGCGGCGGCGGCGGGCCCGGTGGACCGGTCGACGCCGAAGATGTGACCTACGACAACACAACGTCGGGACTCGCGGCAACCGACGTGCAGGCGGCGATCGATGAAGTCGTGGGGCTGCTCGGCGAGACGGCCGCGACCGGCAATTACCTCATCTCCGGCGGTGGCGTCGCCTGGACCAGCGGCCTGAGCTTCCTCATCTCTGCGGCCAACTACGTCATTGCCGGGACCGAATACAACTCGCCCGAGACAACGGTGACGCTGGCCACGGCGGACGCGACCAACCCGCGCATCGACGTGATCATCGTCGACGACACGAGCACTGCCTCAGTCGTGACCGGGACGCCGGCGGCGACTCCGGAGCGGCCGGACGTCGATCCGGCCTCCGAGCTCGAACTGAGCTTCGTCTACGTCCCGGCGGCGGCTTCTACTCCGGGCGTCACGGTAGAGCCGATCTACCGCGAGAACGTCGAATGGACGACGTCCACGAGCGGCGGAACCATCAACGTCGCCAGCACCAATAATCCCTACGCGGGCACAAAGGACGTCGAAGGTACTTCCGTCGCCAATGGTCACTACGTCCAATTCCAGAAGGGATCGACCTTCGATCCGGCGACCTACAACTCGCTGATCCTGCACATCCGCAGCAAGGCGGCATGGCCGAGCCAGAAATCCCTTTCGCTCACGCTGCGCGAAAACGGCGCGCAGCGCGGCACCGCGATCACGGTCAAGACCGGCACCTTCTCTTTCGACAGCGCGAACACGACGAGCTATCAGCAGATTGTGATTCCCGTGTCGTCCTTCGCCGCGGGCGGGCTTTCCTGCAATCAGCTCCGCATCGCGGTGATCGGATCGAGCTCGGCGATCGGCTTCTACATCGACAATGTCGAGCTGCAGGCCGGCGTGATGCCGCCCGTTCCGGGCGCCACCGATCACGGCGCCTTGACCGGATTGGCGGACGACGATCACACCCAGTACCTCACCACGGGGCGCCACGCGGCGATCGATGCGGCGGATCACGGTTCCGGCGCGGCCGCGAGCGGTCTTGTCTTGGCGGCAGACGGTGCCGGAGGCGCGGCGTGGGTATCCGTCGGCGTGGCGGGTGGCTTCGCGGACATCGTGCAGGTCAATGACCTGGTCATTACCAGCAATGCGTCGTATCAGGACACGGAGCTGTCAACGACCCTGGTGGCCGGCACGTATGCGGTCGAGTGCTATTTCAGAGCCACGACGAATGCTACTCCGGGCATGAGTCTGGAACTGTCCTATAGCGGGACGGTAACGAAAGCCTCCGCTTTACGGCTCCTCTTCTCATCCTCAGGGGGTAACCCGGCCGCTGAGATTTATACAACCATGCCCATGGTTGCGAGCATGGGCTTGACGGCGGGCTATCAGCATGTAATCCACGGGACACTCGTCGTGTCCACTTCCGGCACGCTCAAGGTGCGGGCCAAGCAAAATACGTCGAGTGGGACGTCGGTGACGTTCTGGTCCGGCAGCCGGTTGCACCTCCGGCGGATCGGCTGATGATCCGCGCCGCATTCCTTGTGCTGCTCCTCGCCGGCTGCACGCCGATCCGGATCGGCACCCTGACGATGGTGTGCCTGGGGCTCTGCGCACGGCTCGAGCAGACCGCGGAGGCGCAGGCCTTCCCGCCGTCGGCGCCGACGCTTCCGCCGTCAGAGTGCGAGCAGGGGCCGTAGTCGACTAGCTGAACCAGAGGAATGCCGCGGCGGCGGCCAAAGAGAAGGCAACCCAGACAGACCAGGCGAGCGCCATGCCGACCGCCAGTTTTTCGGGTCCGCTTTGCTGTTCCCTATCCAATCTCGCTAACTCCATGAATCAATGCCTTAGCGGCCAGATGTTGCCTAAACGAAGGCAACACCAAATCGGGTAATTCCGCTCAAATTAAAGGCGTTTCGCCGCTGTTCCCGCATTATTGGGGCCCACTAATTCGCCGTCACCTAAGTCGCTGAATCTGCGGCAGTTCCGGTGCCGCTGTTACGCGACTGTTCCTTATCCAAAAATTCAGCCATTTCCATCGCGTCCTCGCCGGCTTCGATTGCCGTGTCCCAGTCCTCATCCGAACACTGTTCGCAACCGTGGGTCATGACGTAATCCGGATCGCTGCGGCGCATCGCGTCGACGAGGACGGCGATCACTTCGAGCAGCTCGGCGGACTCAGTGAGATCAATGCTCATATCGCCACCCTTCGCTCGCCGCTGACGTAGCTCTGCGTCATGCGCGGGTCACTGTGCGCCGCGATCTGCTGCGCGTAGTCGATGCCGCGCTCGCGAGCCAAGTCGGTCAATCGCTTGCGCCGCAAGTCGTGCAGGTTCGCATCCTCAGGCGCCACGCGCTGCCACGCGGCGTACAGGCGGCGGTACGTCCACGGGCGCCCCTGGCGGTCGGAGAGCACGTAGAGGCTCGTCACGCGCCGGCCTTTAAGCTCGGCCATCAGCGCCTCGAGGCCGGGCGTGCGCTCGAAGACGAGATCCGCGCCGACCTTGCTGACGCGCACGTGCAGCCCATCCGCCTGCCAGTCGCGCCACCGCACGCGCCGGGCATCGATCGTGCGCAGGGCCGTGTAGTACAGGAACCGGATCGCGTGCGCCGCCTCGGGCTCCGCAGCGGCCAGCAGGTGCGCGAATTCGGCGTCGGTCAGGTATCGCTTCCGCCGCCGCTGTGTCCCCAGCTTGATCCCGTGCAGCGGGTTGCTGCGCAGCCACCCTTTGCGCACGCCGAAGGTCAGGACGGCCGAGAGCAGGGAGATTTCCTGACGGGCGACCGGCAGGCGGCGCTCGTCCATGTACCGATAGGCGTGCAACTGCTCGATGTCGGCCGGCAACACGGCGCCGAACACGGCGCGCAGTTTCGCCAGCATCGAGCGGTAGACGGTCTGCGTGGTAGCCGAGCGGGACGGCAGTTCCTCGGCCACGTATTTCGTGGCGAGCGCATCGAAGTCGCGCCGGTTCGCGGCGACAGCCTCTAACTGCCCGTAGCGCACGATGGCATCGGCGTAGGTCTTCCCGAGCAGTACCCAAGGTTTACGCCCGCCCCGCGCGTCGGCGTGGTAATACGCCCCGTGCGCGAACCGCATGCGCGGCGGAAGGTGCTTGTGGCGCTTCTTATGCCGGCCCACGGATAGCACCGAAATTCGGCTGCTGTCTCTGATGAGTGACCACGGCGCCGAGTCTAGCCTCGACCACGGCGCGCAATACTTTCGGATGCCCCTGTGCGTCGAGCTCGATCACGTAGCCTTGCGCGAGCAGCCAGGCGCGCTGCGCCCCTTTGCGCTTAAGGCCGGTGAGCTCGGCGACCTCTTTCCGCGTGAGAAACATCACGGCACCACGGCGTAGAGTACGCCCGCCAGAATCGCCCACGCGACGACGATGAGCAGCAGCGTTTCCGGCAGCCGATCCTCGGCGCGTCGGCGATTCACGGCGCTCGCTCCACCGTCACGAGTCCGCGCCGCTCGGCCGTGATCGCAATGCGCTCGCTCACCGGATGGAAGTCCCCGTTCGGCAGCCGGGCGGTATAGGTGAACCAGGCGTACTCCTGGCCGAGTTCCCACCGCTCCGCGCGCACCAGTCGCGCACCCTTCCGCATCACCGCCAGAAGATCGATGACGGTGCTGACGGTGGAAAGCTGGTGGCTCATTTCGCCAGCGCCGCGAGCCGCTCATCACGCGCCCTTGTCAGGCTCTCCGGCATCTCGGCCTCGAGGCCGGCAAGCTCGTTCGCGACGGCCGCGTAGATCCGCTGTACCGTCTCGGGATCCTCGGCCTCGCTGATCGCCAGTTGCGCATCGGCCGCATGATGGAATGCGGTGGACTCGTAGCTCTCCGCGTCCGGCAGGCGCGCGGTCCGTAGCTGGTCCGCGATGGTCGGCGCGATCTCCCGCTCCACCGCCGGCGTGGCGCCCAG